ATCGTAGGAAATGCCAGTCTCAGCGGCCAGCTCGACAGCACTGTCCGCAGGGCGGTCATAGGACCAAAAGGGAACCTCGCCAGCCTCGTTATCGGACTTCTCGACCGCGATGTCACCGATGCGGTTCATGACATGCGAGAAGTCGGGACCGTCGAGGCGGGTCATCAGATGCAACGCACCCATGTCGAACAGAGTGGCGAAGGCGTGGTCGTCATAATTGTCTTCTGGGTTGATGCCAGTCGCGATCATCAGCTCGATGATCTGTTCGGTGGTTTTCTTATACAGGTCGCGGTAGGTCTGGTCTGCGTTCGACATCGGGTGGTCCCTTTCTGCGGTGGCCGTGTTTCGATGTGTTGAGAATAGGGGGGTATGTTTTCAGGGTCAAGCGAAAAAACAGACCTTTGCTATGTTTGTTTGTGGGGGCAGCTATGCGTTGGGGGCAGGGGTAGGTGGTCCTCGGCCCACGGACCTTTGCTATATAGCAGAAGGGATTATTGATATCTTTTGCTATGTCGTATCAGAAATTAGTGAGGCATATAGGAACCTATATGGGGTATACGGGGTGTTCTGAATATTCCAATTCTATCATTAGTTCCGTCGCGCGCACAGAAAATGTTGTTTTGTTCTCGCCCGCGGGCGCGACCGCGGTCAGGTCTTTTCCCTGATTTTCGGATCACCCCATATACCCCGTATAAGGTCCTATATAAAACGCTTTTTCTAGATACGACATAGCAAAAGATATAAGAAACACTGTTTCCCTTAGGGCATAATCAACCGTTGCTTATTTTCAACATCTTGTGTAAGGTCTTATTGTACAACACTAGATATGGACACCGTCATGACCCCAGAACAGCAGTATACCGCCCAGCAAGGCCGCAGCCATGAGGCCCAAAGGGTTCGTCGTGTCTCCGAATATCAGGAGAAGGTCCCGCTTTACATGGCCCTGCAACACTACTCCAGCCTTCGTGCTTTTCTGAAAGGCAAACATCTGCCTGATGATCTGCGGCACGAGATCGTCTTGTTTCTCACTCACCATGACGAGATGCCACAACCCGCAGGGCTGGGCTTCCGCTCGGAGAAGGTCCGTAAGAAGATATCGGCAGGGAAACAAAACAAGCCACATGCTCCCGTAGCACGTCTTGCTATGAAGGCCGCACAGCGGGATCGCCGCAAGAAAGAGTATCACGCCCACGTCGCCAGCCTGATAGCTGGGGGTGATGGCCCCAAGTATCTCCGCAAATCCCTGATCAAACAGGGGCTGATCCCCGACACCGAGGACCGCATCTGATGGCAAAAGCAAAAGCAACCCACCGACCACGTCTAGAGCATGTGGTAAACCCGAAACTGGAAAAGGGGCTGACCGAAAAGCAGGAGCTCTTCTGTAAGATATATGCCACCGAAAACGTCACTCGCACTGAAGCCGCCCGAAAGGCTGGATATTCAGAGCAGACCGCTCTGGTGGCCGGAAGCAAGTTCTTAAACGGTCGAGACTTTCCGAAAATCATTCACCGCATCTCCGAGATCAAGGAAGAGCTGGCCGTCAAATTCGAGGTCACCTTCGACAACCATGTGATGCAGATGGCTCGGATCAGGGATGCCGCCATCGACAAGGGGCAATATACTGCCGCTGTTGCCGCTGAGAAGGCCAGAGGCCATGCCGCAGGGCTTTACATCAACCGTTCTGAAATCCTTGTGGGCAAGATCGACCAGATGTCCAAGGAAGAGGTTTTAGCCGAGATCAAACGACTGCAAACCGAGTTCCCGATGCTGGCCGCATCGACCGCTCCGACCATCGACATGGTCGCCCTCCCCCGCAACCCCGACGATCTGGAGACCATCTCATATGCAGACCGAGAAAGCATTATGGCAGAGCTTGAAGAGAGGGACTGAAAAGGACGTCCACTGGACGCGTGTTGAGGCTTGGGCGGGTGCTGGTATCCCCGACATCAATGGTGCCTTTGTACGGGCTTCTAATGGCCAGCAAATGGCCATTGAGATGTGGTGTGAATTGAAGGTCTGCCGTTCCAAAAAATTCAAGACCCTTGACCTGTGGCGACCCTCACAAGTTGCATGGCAAACCAAGCGTTCAACCGTATCAAGATATCTTTATAACCTGATCTCCCACCCTGACACACGAACTATTAAAATTTTCGGTGGTCACTTGGTACGGGAATTGCAGGAGGATGCCGACGGCACCGTGGTGCCTGATCTGGTACTCAAGTACCGTGATCCGTGGTCCGTGTTCCTTGATTATGTGGCCTCGACGCCACCGTTATGGCCGACGGCATCGACTGCACCGAACCGAGGATTGCGCGAAGCGGCATAAGGTCCGCGGACCGTGGTCGACGGCACCGACTGCACCGATATTATGATTGCGCGGAATCGCAGACAAAAAAAGACCCGCCGGAGCGGGTCTAGTTCTGAAGGAAGAAATGAGAGAATAGGGTCTTTCGACCCTATTGTCAATGGAAACGGTTTTTTGTCGGGCCGTGGGCGTTGATTGCAATGGATACTTTTGCCTTTGCGCTTGTCCCACCGCATGCGCGACACGTCGCACAATCTGTTTTGTATCCCGATTCGGCACTAGCAGGGCATGCCACTTCGCCGGACAGTATGGGGCTTGCGGCCATCTTGACGCGGAAAGTACGCCATCCGGCCGCCTTGGCCGCGACGTGATCCGCTTCACTATCGGCCGACGCCATGCAAAAAGTCTTGAACGATGCAAAGCGGCCATCGCGCCATTGATGAGTGTAACCGTTAATCGCGGCCGCTTTCAACGTCGCAGCCCTCCACACTTGAAACGGTGCGGCCGCCGGATCACCGTATGTCCCAGCCCGAAACGCGAGACCCGCGAACAAATCGGGCAAGATTGCAAGGTCAAAATCAACTCCAGGTTTTGCATATCGGCCGCGTTGCAATGCGCCATACACGGCCATGACCGACCGACCGACGTTCACATAGCATGTCCCGCCATTGTTTGGGCGATGCATGCAATCTCCGCAGACTGACGCATCGCCACCGGATTTGAGAGCGGCCATCGGATCGATATCGCTCCGGATTATGAAGGTCTGCACCATATCTCCGGTTTTGGCATTGACGCTAGCCGTCGTGATACGGTTTGCGACAACAGCGATAGGGTGGCCGTCTAGGGCCGACGGTCCCTCAAACAAGACAAGCCCACGGAATAGTTCGCGACGTAGGGCGAGACGCATTGCGCTTGCTGTATGGATCATAGGATTATCTCCCAGCCAAGATAGATTTAAGTTCAAGCTTTATGCGCTTTGCAGTCTCGCCCCGATATGTCGCGGCATTGGCCAAAAAGTAATGCACTATCGTTTCGGCACTATCGTAATAATACTCGTCATCAATGCTATTGAGCGAAAGCATCGCGTCCAAGTATGGTACGGCCCCGAAATATGGTTTTTTCCAATCGGATCGAATTTCACGCGCGATTGTTGAAAGTGAACGGTTTTGCATGTCATATTCCCATGAGTACGGCCATTAGGCCCGTTAAAAAGATTGCGAGGGCGACTAGCTCGGCGATATCGCCGAGCAAGTCTAAGATGATTGTGCGGATCATTGTTCGATCATCCCCGCGATTTCGTCGCATAGGCTTTGCCAATGATCATCATGCATGAAACGCGATGCTATCTTGTCGGCGATATCTTGCGCCTCTTGTGTGGTGATTTGTTTGTCATGATCATGCGCGACGTCTAGAACCATATCGGCCGAAATAGCCATGAGCACATCAACGCCCAATGCTTTCAACACGTCCAATGCGCTTTCAATTTGCTGTTGCTTGTTCATCATGCCACCGCCTTTTTGCGAGCCGAAACGCGAACTGACATGACTTCCGCCTTTTGCTCGCAATAAGCGATATCATCGGCCGACAAAACTTCTCGAACACGGTCGGAATTGAGCGTGACGCGTTCGGTCCATACGATAGCAGCCCGAAACAAATCGCCATCAATTTCGGCATAGCCGGAAGCTTTCAATTGATCGGCCAATGCTTTTTCGGTTTTGGTCAATTCTGCGATTTGCGCTTTCAATGCGCCAAGCTGGTCAACAATGGTTTTGAGTTCGGTTGTCATCAGTCTGCCCTTTCTGTGGCATGGGTTAACGCTCATCAATTTATCATTGTGGTTTTTTTGTGCTAGACTTTTTTTTGCATGTCTGCCATGCGCTTGATGCATAGGTCTTTCGTAATGGTATAAAGGAACGCGCGCGCGTGAGATGCAAGAACCATGCCAACGGGTCCCTTGCCAGAAACCCACTACCAGTCTGCGACGGTCCGCGAACCACGGCCCCCCTTTTTGGCCAGG